AAATGTCAATAAGTTCGCTAACTTTTTAGTTAATTTTTTAAAAAGGAGGAAAGACAAATGGGAATTGGCTCAATGACTGTAACTGTAAAAGTTACTAATATAGACAAATTTGTTGAACTTAGTAAAGAATTTAACAAAAAAGCTCGTGAGCTAGAAGAACTTGCTCACGAACTTCAAACATTCCATTTTGAAGGTGATGTTGCATCAGTTGATAGCAACTAACTCAAAATCATCATCTTCTTTAAAAACATAGAAAGGCAATTATGAGTAAAGAGTTAAAAGCAATTAAAGCTCAAGTCAAAGTACGTTTAATTGAGCTAGATATGACACAGACACAGCTAGCAAACAGCGTAAATGTGACTAAGTCTGTTATATCTGACTTACTGACATACGGTAAAGGCAGTAGTAATGTAAAGGCAAATGTCGCTGCCGTATTAGGTATTAATAATCCTTGGGAGGGGATGTGAAATGACAGCTAAAATTATTTCAAATTGGCAAAAGAAAAATCACCAGCTTAGTCAACTGATGATAGATAGTCTTGAAGGACTAGATATTTGGGAGACTGTCCTAGCTTTGGGAAGATTAAGGAAGAAACAAGTATGAATAATATCCGAGACATGACCATCATGGAAATCAACGTGCTCAATGCTATCAGAAATAGTGCTAGCTATGACCTTCCTATCCAGGCAAGTGAGCTGAGAACTCATTTTGGACTGAGTAAGCGAACACTTGAAGAAATCATTGAAAATCTAAGGGTGACTTATCGGCATCCCATTGTGGCCAAGAAAAAACGGCCAAGCGGTTATTATCTGCCACGGACAGAGGAGGAGCGAAACGACGGGCTTGCACCGTATCGCAGACAAATCCTAACCGAGCAGAAAAATCTATCTGCGGTGATGTCGGTCAACTTAGACGATTACTGGAAAGAAGCAAAAAAGCCTGACGGCAATCAGGCTCAAAATAAATAATATTTACTTGAATTATAGCATGAAACGGAGGTTTTGGCTATGGAAGCAATGGAAGTTATTCGTATTCGTGATGTGATTATTGAAAAAATTTCAGCTTGTGATGAAGAGTTAGCTCATATATTTGGATATAGCAAGAGACAGGCTACAGAACGTCGTCGTGAGATGCAAAAACTACCAAGCCAACAGGAGTATCTGAGAGATGGCGGGCAGTTGGTAACTATCAAGGGTTTTGATGCCTATTTGAAATATAGAGGAACTCAAGCCTGGAAAAAGGAAATGGAAAAATGAAAAAATCTAAGCAGAGTAGAGGAAAAACATGACAGAAAATCCACTAAGCGCAGTTATCTTTTTAGTCATCCTATTTTTAATAGCATTTTTATGTAGAGATGACAGCGAAGAACAGCCAAAGAGAGTGACAAAATCCAGAGATGATATTGTAGCTGAGCGGTACGGAAGAGTAATGCAGATTGAGCATCACGAAGGAAGCCATTATGGAAGATTTTAAAATGTTGCCCCATGATATTCAGACAGAGCAGGCAGTTCTTGGGTCCATTTTTATCAATCCTGAAAAAATCATTGAGGTAGCTGAGTATCTGAAACCAGATGATTTCTATAAACCAGCACACAGAATATTATTCAAGGCTATGCTAAGTATTTCTAGCAATGCTGAGCCTATTGATGTCGTCACAGTTAAATCAGTGCTAGAAAGTCAAGACAATCTTGTTGCTATTGGCGGAATAACCTATCTATTAGAGGTAGTCAATGCAGTGCCAACAAGCGCTCACGCTGAGCATTATGCAAAGATTGTGGCAAAAAAAGCACAACTTAGATCTATCATTGACAACCTTTCTGATTCTATTGGCAATGCCTATGACGAGAACATGGATATTGACGAGATTATAGCAAAAACTGAGCGGTCATTAATAGAGGTTAGTCAATCTAGTAATAAGAGTAGTTTTAGACCTATCCATGACGTGCTAGCAGAAAACTATCAAAAAATTGAAGAGCGATCAAACAATAATACTCAGATTACAGGTATTGCCACAGGCTTCTATGACTTTGACAAGTTAACAACGGGATTACATGCAGACCAATTAATTATCTTAGCAGCTAGACCTGCCATGGGTAAGACGGCATTTGCTCTTAATATCGCTCAGAATGTGGCAACTAAGTCTAATAAGGCTGTGGCCGTCTTCTCGCTTGAAATGGGTGCCGAAAGTCTAGTTGAGCGTATGCTTGCTAGCGAGGGAACTATTGAGAGTCATCACATCAGGACTGGTCAATTAACTGTTGAGGAGTGGCAAAGGCTCATCTATGCGCAGGGAGAACTTGCTGAAGCACCTATTTTCATAGATGACACGGCTGGCGTCAAAATTACTGACATTAGAGCAAGAGCCAGAAGACTATCGCAAGAAAATGATGGTTTAGGGCTCATTGTCATTGACTATCTTCAGTTAATACAAGGGTCACGTTCAGACAATAGGCAACAAGAAGTCTCTGAGATTTCTAGACAGTTAAAGATAATTGCTAAGGAATTAAAAGTGCCTGTCATTGCTCTTAGCCAACTATCACGCAGCGTTGAGCAAAGGCAGGACAAGAGACCTATCATGTCAGACTTAAGGGAGTCAGGAAGCATTGAGCAAGATGCTGATATTGTCGCCTTTTTATACCGTGATGATTACTATACTGACAAATCTGACGATCAGCCAGAAAGTAATCTGACTGAGTTGATTATTAAAAAAAATAGGCATGGCAGTCTTGGCACTGTTAACCTATATTTTCATAAAGAGTACACTAAATTTTCTAGTGTAAGGGAGGAAAAAAATGATTAAAAAGAGTGAAGTCACAGGATTTCTGGCCTTTTTTAAATTTCCAAAGCCATTCATCTATGATGAAAAATATAAAACGTTGAGCAACAATGCCAAGCTGATGTATATGCTATTGTTTGGCCGTTTGGAGTTGTCAATCAAAAATGGTTGGCATGACAAAGAAGGGAATGTCTTTCAATACTATACAAATGAACAGCTAATGGTTGACTTAAACAGTAGTGAGAAGACAATTATTAAGTTCAAAAAAGAGCTGAAAGACGTTGGTTTATTGGAAGAGGTAAGACAAGGGAATAACTTACCAAATCGAATCTATATTAGTGCTGTTGATGGAACTGTAAATAGTACAGTATCGGAACTGGAAAATTTACAGCATGGAACTGTAAAAAATACAGTATCGGAACTGGAAATTTTACAGACAAACAAGACTAATATAAACAAGACTGAGAATAACAATAATAAATTGTTGATTTGTAAGGAAGTTATCTCTTATCTAAATTTGAAAGCTAATAAGAATTTCAAGGTTGATACTACTAGTCACCATAAATTCATCAAGGCACGTCTCAAAGACGGCTACACGTTGGAAGATTTCAAGAAGGTGGTGGATGTCATGTCTGCTAGATGGATTGGAACCGAGTATGAGCAATATCTACAGCCTCAGACCCTATTCGGGAACAAGATGGACAACTATCTGAATACAACAATGCCAAGACGGCAACAGTTGTTAGCTAGTGCAGTAGATGAAAGGTTGGGCTTTTAGATGAATCCATTTAAGAATTTTGAAACCAGGCAAGTTTTGGATGAAACTTGTGAGGTGCACCGTTGCCAGTTGTGGCTGACTAAAGTACCGATTAAGGGACGGCTTGAAGAACTCAAGCAATGTCCAGAGTGTACCAAGGCTGCTATCAATATCTTTGAAGATAAGTTGAACAGCCAGAGCAAAATCAACAGTAAACTTGCTGATACCTACGCTGTTTTTGAAAGAGATAGCTTGGTATCAGATAAGCTAAGAGGCAAGAACCTTGAGAACTATGGAATCAAGGATGATATTGACCAGCAAGCTCTCAACTACGCTAAGCGAATGGAACAGTTCTACCGACAGGAGAGAACAGGCAATGCCATTGTAACTGGTCCATCTGGTGTCGGTAAGAGCCATCTGACTTACGGCTTGGCCAAGTTCATGAACGAACAATTTAAAGCCTACGAATCACCAAAATCTGTCCTTTTCATCTCACTAGTAAGCCTTTTTACAAAAATAAAAGAAAGCTTCAAGGTTGACAATGGGTACAGACAGGCTGACATGATTGAGTTACTAACTAAGGTTGACTACCTCTTTCTGGACGATTTGGGCAAGGAGAGTCGCAAAGGAGACAGCCAGAACAATGAGTGGACTCATCAAATACTGTATGAGATTTTGGACAATCGGAGCAACACGATCATCAACACGAACCTGAGCAGTAAGGAGATTAAGGCCTTGTATGCTGACAATTATGGCAACGGTGCTTTGTCTAGTCGAATTCTTGAGGGTGTGACTGGGAATAGCTTTGTCTATCCGCAAGAGACGGAGGATAGGAGGTATTGATGTTTAAACTACAACATATTGTTAATGGGTTTTATCCAATTACAATTGGTAATTTTGATAATGTTCAAGATGCAGTTGATGCCATCAAGGCGCATGTCAGAGTCAACTCAGCAATCATAAATCCACGATATGCAAAGAGCATGAGTGGCGAAGTTATCAGAATCGACTATGGTGCTAAGGATTGCTATTACTTGTTAACCTTGATAAACGAGGCTAATGGATGCTAGAACAGGTGGAAACATGACCAAAGAAGAAGTAATTGAAGAAATAGAAGATGAAATCAACGACATAGATCTTTTGATTGACGATTACCAATGTGAAATTGACGAATTAGAACGAGATATAGATGAATTAGATACTCGAAAAGATATTTTGGTGCGTAAATTAGAGAGCCTATTGGAAAGCGTGGAAAAATGATTGAAGAACAAGAAATACTTGACGAATTAGTCGACGAAATTAACGAGCAGCAGCGTACAATAAACAAAAAGAATGTTATCATAACGGTTTTGGCTATTATGCTGATTATTGTATCAGGCCTTGGCATATCACTTAAAAGCTATTACGAACCGCAAATCACAGGACTACGCGCTCAGCTAAGCAGGACACAAAAACAGCTTAAACGTGCTAGCGAGGATAGAGCTAGACAGACAAAGCGGATTGCTGAGCTGACAGGGAATGGAGGTTGAGATTGTTTACTAATGAGGACTGCATGCAGTTAATGTCCAGGTACCCTGATAAATATTTTGAATTAGCTATTGTTGACCCACCTTATTTTTCAGGTCCCGAAAAAAGAAATTACTATGGTCGCAAGGTTAGCCCTATAGGCGTCAAACGTTTATACGGCAAGACTTCTGAATGGCATGTTCCAGATGAGAAGTATTTTGATGAACTCTTCAGAGTATCCAAAAATCAAATTATCTGGGGTGTCAATTACTATGATTATCATTTTAGCTCGGGACGTATAGTTTGGGACAAGGTCAATGGGCAGTCTAGTTTTTCGGACTGCGAGATAGCTTATTGCAGTTTTTACGATAGCGTGCGACTGTTTCGCTATATGTGGAATGGCATGATGCAAGGTAAGTCAATATCGGAAGGTCACCTTCAGCAAGGGAATAAATCTCTAAATGAGGTTAGAATCCACCCTACACAAAAACCAGTCAATCTCTATCTTTGGCTATTGCAAAATTATGCTAAGGATGGTGACAAAATTTTAGATACTCACGTAGGCTCAGCTAGCTCTTTGATAGCTTGTGAAGAATTAGGTTTTGATTATGTTGGGTGTGAGTTAGACAGTGGTATATACACGTTGGCCAGCGAAAGACTCAATAAATACAAAAGTCAATTAAAATTATTTTAACCGAGGCACAAAATGAACAAACAAAACTTTGAAAAACTAGAAAAAGTCAAGGAATTACTTGACGAACTAAAGATGTCAGAATTTATGGCGCCACTTTTAGTTGGTGATCAGATTATGGAAATTATCAACGACTTACACAACGATCCAGAGCAGTTTGGAGTGCAGGTATTTCTGCCATCTCCGGATGGTGATTACAATTTTTTAGTTCTGATTTGTAGGGAAGATAACTTGGAGGATTGAGATGAATTGGAAACATACTTATTTAAGAAATGCAACTGATGAAGAGAAGAAAGAATTAGGTTGTGAAGAAATATGGGACGGTGAGTTACCATGCGAAGATAACCAAATCCTTGTTTATAAAAATGGTTATTTTACTATTGACGATTGGGTAAATGACTTAGGAGAATGTGGATTAACAGAAAACTATGATTTTACAGATTTTTATTGGTGTGAACTAGAAGCGCCCGATGTTGGAAAATAAGGGAGATAAGGATGGACGATAACACAGCAGTTGTTTTGACACTGCTAATACTATTTTACCTTTTATTATTAGTAGTTTTAGAGATTAAGCGAGGTACAAAATGAACATTAACGAAGTATTATATTTACCAGTTAAACGAGAAGGTTTAAACATAGGTCCAGATAAGTTTTTTTGCAAACATCGTTACAGGACGCTTGATGGCGATGAGGTAGCATCATCATTTAAAGCCAAGTCGAAAGAAGAGTTGCTGGACCGACAAAAACCAGAGATTCCGCAGTTTGTTGCGGATTGGCTAGATAAATGTGATAGGGAATTCAAAAATTTAACTTATATCTTCAGTCATGATTGCCCTAAAAAAGTAAAAGAATGGTGTGCTGTTTATGGGAATCATCAAAAAATGTTACAAGCTTTACTCTACGGATACACAGTAGTAGATACTGAAAAAGGTCGGTTTCCGGTAAAAAATGTTTTCATGATAGTGTCAATAAACCAAGTCATTATCAAGGAGAATATGGACTTGAAGCTATTGCTGTCATTGATAACTTCATGGGTGATTTAGCCGGTAAAGCGTCGTGGGCATGGGGAAATATGATCAAATATGTTCTCCGTTTTCAGAAGAAAAATGGTCTTGAAGACCTTAAAAAAGCAAGAAAGAACCTTGACTGGTTGATTGAAGAAATGGAGAAAAATAATGACTGATAAACTTAACGATATGATGATAGGAATCTATGGATTTAGTGTCAGAGATAATAAGGTCGTTCCACCAAAACACCATTTTCCAAAGGCAGTGGCAGAAAGAGCTGATTACTTTTGGGAAATGGCGGAAGATGGTTTGACATTAATGGGGGCAATGGAATGTATCTTTGCGGACGATAAACCTGAAGGATATGATTTTTGGGCAACAAAGGAGTGGTTACCAAAAACAGAGGAATTTGATGATTGGGTAGGTCATTTGTTAAGCCTAGCACAGTCTGAAATGGTGGTTTATTTATTATTTGGAAATAGTGGTGATCAAAATGAATAATTTAGAAAAAATTAGGGAAGAAAAAGGAATTTCAGATGTTGAGTTGTCATCTGTTGTCCAAAAAATTCTTGAAGAGAAATACATTAAAGGTTTACGATTTGAACAAGTAAATGCCCTAACAATTATGTGCGAGTTAGGTTATATCCACTTTGACAAGAGACTATCTGAAGTTTACGAACAAGCATTAAATAGCATAGGAGATTATAAAAAATGATTAATAACGTTGTCTTGATTGGCCGCTTAACAAAAGATGTTGAGCTACGCTATACACCAAGTCAAGTAGCTTGCGCACAGTTTACTTTAGCAGTTAATCGTCATTTTAAAAATCAAGATGGGCAAAAAGAAGCTGATTTTATTAATTGTGTGATGTGGCGACAAGCTGCTGAAAATTTAACAAATTGGACTAAAAAGGGCCATCTGATTGCGATAACAGGACGCATTCAGACCCGTAACTATGAGAATCAACATGGTCAACGTGTTTACGTGACAGAAGTGGGTGCCGAAAGTTTTCAAATTTTAGAGAAGCGTGATAATACAGCTAATACTAATAGCTTGGCAGATACCATGCCAGACTATTGACCAGAACCAGATTTACCATTTTAGGAGGGGATAGATATATGATGTACTCACGTAGCGAACAGAGCAGAGAATATGGCTACGCAACCATAGATATTAGTGGCGTTAAAGCTTTACAATCAACACTTGACTATATTAAATTTTTAGAGTTAGAAAAGCGAAGATGCTATAAAGAGTTGGAAGATAACGAAGCTTGTATTGCCAGACTCAAACAGTCGAATATAGGGCTAACTCAAAAAGTTGTTGATGTGACGTGGAAGGATATGAGAAGGGTAGCTAAAGCCCGGTTATCTCGTAGAAAATATGGGGTTAAAATCGGATGAAACTAAGAATTAAATACTTACGTCAAGCATTAGGCTTAACTCAAAGCGCTTTTGCTGCTAAAGCTCACGTTAACAAAAATATGATAGCTAACTATGAGTCTCAAAATTCAAATCCAAGTTTAAAACAGATTGAGAAAATCGCATTGGCATTTAACGTTGAACCAGCATGGCTTGCAGGATGGGATACAAAACCTCAAATTGTTATCAAAGAAAAAGTTGTCAGGGTTCAGGACCCATCAGCTCGTATTCCAAATGATTGGAAGAATGATGAGTGTGGTAGGTTGATTAAGTGGAAAGAATCTAGAAAACAGTTATATAAGTCATGTGGAGGATAAAAATGTCTCATATTACTATTACTCTTGAAGAAGATATACTAGTAAACTTAATTTTTGCCGCTGCTCAAAGTTCTTGTGGCTTTGATAGGAATATTATTAAAAAAACCAGATGTGGCATTTACATTGTTGTGATTATAATCAGCCCATTTATGAGCTATTGAAACAAATCAACCTTGATGATATTCAAGATTCTTACAATAAAGATTACCTCAAAGAGGTGATTGAAAAAGGGAAGGAATTTTTTCAATGAAAATAAAGATAAACGGTAAGTTTAACGCATTTCTGACATTCATACTTCATTTTATTGTGATTGATTGGATTTGGAAAGCGTTAGAAATTGCTTTTTTAGGGAAAATCAATGGAAATGATGCAGACTCTATTTTATTAATATTGCTGTGTTTATATATTACTTGGACTTTAGAATAGGAGAAAGAATGAACGGTTATGATTTCATGGCCCAACATCCATACTTAACAGGATTTATTGCTGTTATTATTGGAGTCGTGGTTATCAGCAATTTGGAGAAACAAAGATGAACAAAAGAATCAAGAAGAAGAAAGCTAAGCAAGCTGAAGTTAAAAAACAGATGGAATATGAAAAAATGATTCAGGACTTGAAAAATGTTGGTTTAGATATTGAAGATTTTTCTGATAGTATTTATCAAACTCTGTCTGTATTTGTTGATAAGTTAACAAGAGCTTTCAGTGCTTTTTTGAAGGAATTTGAAAAATAAAAATAGTTTTAGGGGTTGATTGATTGAATCAAGAAATTATTAAAAGACTGAAAAACTTGAGAATGATTGACACTGAAATTATGTCTAAGAGGCAAGAAATTGCAGAATTAAGATCTAAGATTTTAAAAGGTCAACAGTACTCAGATATGCCCAAAGTTGAAAAATTAGGTAATGGTAATGAAGATTTAAACATAAAAATTATAGATGATACAAGAATCATTAATGAGGATATTAATAAACTGTACAAAGAAAGACAAGTTCTTACTACTGCTATTAATAACTTGGATGATGCTCTAGAAAGAAATGTTATTCGACTGTTTTATATAAATCGTTATACGTGGAATGAGATTGCTGCTGAGTTTAATTGTAGTGTTAGAACTGCTCATAACATTCGAGATTCAGGAGTAAAAAATCTTTCAAAAGTTTTGCACACTTTTACCTAATTTGCACTTTTAATTTGATAATATGTTACTGTGAAATACTTAAACAAGGCTAGCCATGTTGGCTAGCTTTTCTATATGATTGGAGGTGAGAGTGTTGAATTTAGTTGAGCCAATTCGGGATAAAGACGATATCCAAGCAATGAAAGATTATTTGTTACATGACAGTGCTGTAAGTTATGAACGCAGGTATCGAAACTATATGATTTTTTTAACGGGTATTAATTCTGGTTTACGAGTTGGTGACATCATTCAACTAAAAGTCAAGGATGTTCAAGGTTGGCATATCAGAGTTAAAGAACAGAAGACTGGCAAGACAAGAACATTCAGAATGACAAAGCCTCTTAAGAATGCTATGAGAGAGTATGTCAAAGACAAACCACTTCATCACTATATTTTCCAAAGTAGGGAAGGCCACAACAAACCTATTACTTCTGGTCAAGTGTGGAACATTATCAAAGAAGCAGCTGACTTCTTAGGGATTGATAATATTGGTACTCATTCTATGAGAAAGACCTATGGCTATCATCACTACAAACAATTTAAGGATGTAGCTGCTTTGATGGAAACATTTAATCATGCAAGTCCTATGATTACATTACGATATATAGGTATCAAACAAGATGAACTAGATGACTTTCAGCGCAAGTTTGCGCTTTGATTTTTATTTTGAAAAGTTAAGTTCAATATATCGTGTAATCACTGAATTCATTTTCTGCGTAGGTTTAGAAAGCTTATATTATAGGCTGTTTAACTAAAGCATGGAATTAGAGAGAATATAAGATATATCGAATTTATCAGTAATAAAATAAAGAAAGCGAGGAAAATTGTTGTGAATAAAAAACTGGATAAAGACATTTTTAAGTTCTTGGAACAACATAAACAATCACTAGATGATATTCAACAACATATCTATGATGTCATTATCATTAACCGATTAAAGAATCATGAAGTGGCTGCCATGTTTACTTCTTTGATGAGACAGATTATGACCACAGAGCATAATGCTAAATTGTTAGACAGTTTAGGTTTAGATGTTGGTAAACTAAATCCAGAGGTTCTAGCTAAGATCCAACAAATCTTAACAGAGGAATGGCTGGCTGAACAAGGTTATCTAGACAAATGAACTTAATGACTCCTGAAATTCTTAAACACTTGAAGTTGCTGATTGCAGAAGATAGAGTAAAAGAATTCTACTGGACAAAGGAATGGAGACTCATTCGCAAGGTCAGACGCAAGAAAGATAGTAACGAGTGTCAACGCTGTAAGCGAGACGGTCGGTATAGTCCAGCTGAGATGGTCCATCATAAGAATGAAGTCAGGTATCATCCTGAACAAGCTCTAGACTTAGATAACACAGAATGTTTATGTAATTCATGTCATAACAAAGAACACCCTGAAAAGCTCCATGGTTACAAAAAGAAAAAATTTGATAATGAAGAACGTTGGTAAGCCCCCCGGTCAAACCAAATAGCAATTCCTTGGGGGAGTCTAGCAACGGGAGGGGGTACCTCGGAAAAAATATATCGCCAACTTTTATCAAGAACGAAAAAAGTTAGCAGAAAGGAGAAAAATGGCAGGTTTTTTAGAATATCCAGAATTTGACTGGGAACGTGATTTAATTGTCCAGAAAAAATATGTAAAGGCTCGTGATGATATTAGAATTACGTTGATACGGATTTTACAAAAACGAGATAAGTATGTAGAACCATTCAAAGACTTAGTTGAACAGTATACGTCACTTTGGGAGACTTCTCAGTTGCTTAGGCAAGATATAAAACTTAATGGTGTCAGAATTGCTGGTAAAAAGAATGATTCTGTTTCGTTACAGGTTAATGTCAATAAACAAATGATGGTTATGCTAGAAAAACTTGACATCTCCGCAGCGGAGGTGAAGTCAGATGACGGCGAAGACATCTAGTTTATGCCACAGTGGAACACCTCATATTGATGATTGGATTAATGATATTCTTACAGAAAAATATAAAGTCTGTAAGGAAATCAAACAATTAGCTGAGCTTGTTTTAGCTGCTATTGATGATCCAGAAATTTATGTCGATAGTAAGCGAGCAGACGGTGTCATAGAATTTATCAATAAGTATAGGCCTTATGAATTGGCACCTCCTCAAAGGTTCATTCATGCTGCTATGAATGCCATTAGATATAAAAAAGATGACAGCTTAGTATTTACTGAGTTGTTTTTGCTTTGTGCTCGTGGTTTTGGAAAAAATAGTGTAGCTTCTGATGAAGCTCTCTACAAAACAAGTAATCGTAATGGTATATCAGAATACAATGTTGATATTGTAGCCAATAACGAAAAACAGGCTAAGACGTCATTTAAAGATGTTTATAATACCATCAAAGATTCTACAATCCTTAAGAAAGCTTATAAGTTTTCCCAAACTCTGATAACGTTTAAAAAGACTAAATCAGAACTTACTTATCATACTTCTAATGCCCGTACTAAGGATGGCTTAAGACCAGGTTTAGTTATATTTGATGAAATCCATGAATATGAAAATTATAAAAACATCAATGTTTTTATCAATGCGCTTGGTAAAGTTGCAGATGCAACTGTGATGTATCTAACAACAGATGGCTATGTTCGTGGAGCTGTTCTTGATGATTACAAAGATATTGCAAAGGATATTTTATCTACATGTGATTACAAATCTGGAATGTTACCAATTTTGGCTAAGATAGATTCTTTTGAAGAATGGGAAGACCCTACTTGTTGGGTAAAAGCAAATCCAATGTTACCTTATTTGCCGACATTGCAGAAAGAATATCAAAAGGCCTTCAAGCGTGCTAAACGCAGTAAAGAACTATTTATTGACTTTTTAACAAAACGTTTGAATTTTCCAATTGAAGACACAACACACGGTGTTGCAGAATGGGATGATATTGTTGCTGCTAGTAAGCCATTACCTGATGATTTGATTGGTATGGAATGTGTTGGCGCTATTGATTATGCTGATGTTCGTGACTTTATCGGTGTTGGTCTATTATTTAAACGTGGGAAAATGCGGTATTGGTTACATCACACTTTTATTGTGGCAGAAGCATTAAAAATACAAGATTTTAAAATGGATTTTCAGATTCCTGTGAGTGAGGGTATTGTAACGATTGTTCCAGGTAAGGTAATGGATCCAAAATATGTTGCAGAATGGTTCGTCAAGATGGCTGAAAAGTATAAAATCAAAAACATTGCCATGGATGATTTTAGAAAATCAGTCGTGAAGGAAGTTTTTGAAAGCTATGGGTTGCCAATTCAGGTTATCAGAAGTGGTTCATATACTGATTCTAAGTTAGCCCCTATTATTGACATGATGTTTGCGAATCATGAGATTGTATTTGGTGAGGATAGAATGATGCGCTGGTACACAAATAATGTCTATGTAGATATTGATGGTAAGGGGAATAAAACTTACAAAAAAATTGATCCAGAGAAGCGTAAGACAGATGGTTTTATGGCAATGGTACATGCTATGGCGATAGAAGAGCAATTAACAACACCGACAATTAAAATAAATAGACGCTTAAGGAGTTACACTACGTGATAAATGAAAATATGAATTTACTTGCTAATACTAATAACACAATGCTAAATCCTCCAATTAATCCTCTTAAGGAATTTATTGCGTGTGCATACATTAATGGTTCATCAACTAGTTATTCACGGTGTGTTTATTGCCATCAAACAATCAAAGATGGATTTTGTAAGAACTGTCGATACATATGAAAGGGGGTGAGAGAATATGGGGATTATGCAGAATTTTTTAAATTTCTTTGGTGGAGATCAGTCGATTAGTCGTGATGGTAGCCAACGAAGAATTAAAGCTTACCTTAAAGAAGTTGGTCAGATAATTCAAGTTAAAGAGTATGCTTTACAGTTGTGTATTGATAAAATTTCAAATGCTCTCAGTCTTGCATCCTTTGAAATATACAACAAAGGACATCCTGTGATAGGAAGTCCAATGTGGTGGTTATTTAATATGGAACCAAACCAGAATCAAACTCAAAATCAATTTATGAGTGATTTAATTACTCAAATGATAAAAAATTCTGATGGTGCTTTAGTCATCATGATTGATGACCAATTTGTTGTAGCTAAGAACTATGAAGTAATTTATAGAGCCTTTAAACCAAATATTTATAAGAATGTTATCGTTGCTGGTGATTACCAGCTCAATAAAGTATTTTCAGAAAATGAAGTGCTTCACTTTGTCATAAATGATAGTAAAATCAAGTCCTATATGGACGGTTTATATGATGAATATGGCAAATTAATTGCTGGTTCAATCAGGAATTATAACCGTGGAAATGCTTTGAAGATTGGTCTTAAGATTGGTTCTATGTTTGATCAACAATTTGGGAAAAATGTAGTTGAGACAGATGATGAAGGAAACAGTGTCACAGAAGCTGATATTATTCTTGATGAAATGTATGAAAATCGTTTTAAAGCGGTACTATCAGATAAAGATTCAATCACACCGATTGAGGAAGGCTTGGAAATGGCAGAAATTGTCAAGTCTAGTGGTAATACTAAAAGTGGTGCTGTAACAACTCGTGATATTACAGATGTTGTAACGGATGTCATTCATTTTGCTGGAGATGCTTTTTCTATCCCAAGAGGCATTTTACAAGGTGATGTGGCAGATGCGGAAGCCATTCGAGAAAATTTTGTCAATTTTGCAGTTAGACCATTTGCTGATGTGATTGAGACGGAAGTGAATCGTAAACTTTATAAGCGTGAAAATTATCAACTTGGAAATAAGTTTAAGATTCAGACCAATACAATTTTAGTTTATAGTCCTGAAAATTTTGCAGCAGCTGCTGAAGCTTTGGAACGTAGTGGTATCTATAATCCAGATGAATTACGTATGAAACTGGGAGAAGAGCCATTAAATACTGATTGGTCACAGGCTTACTATGTCACTAAAAATTATGCTAGGGCTGATAGCCCTGAAGATTCTGAAATGAAAGGAGGATGATAGATGACCAAAAATATTTTTTTATCAATTCCAAAAAGAATTGAAGCTAGTAGCCAAGCAGATGGCACTGCTAAGTTATATTTGGCGGGTACAGTTGGAGCTTGGTATGATGGTATCACTTTTAAAGAAGTCCGTCAGGCTATGTCTGAGATTTCCTCTGATACAGTTGAAGTACACATCAATTCATACGGTGGTGATATGTTCGAAGGGATTGCTATTAAGAATTACTTAAAGCAACTTGATAAAATGGTAATAGTTGTTATTGATGGCATTGCAGCAAGTGCTGCTTCTGTTATTGCTATGGCTGGTGATACTATTAAAATGCCAAAAGACACACAGATTATGATTCATAATCCGTGGACTTGGGCGGCAGGAAATGCTAAGGAACTTCGCAAAATCGCTGACGATCTTGAGAAGTCTCAAACATCCATTGAGGAAAGCTATTTAGCTCACTTCAAGGGGACTCGTGATGAGTTGAAGGCATTACTTGATGAAGAAACTAGCTTAACCGCAGAAGAGGCTGTTATGTTAGGACTTGCAGATGAACTTATTGAAGAAACTGATGTAGTTTCAGAAGATGAGTTAATTAGTGATTCAGAAGCAAGTATTCGTGAAAACTTGATTGCTAAGTATGGTACAGAAATTATGTCTGAACAGTCTGAAAACGAGTCTGTTCAGACTACAAAAGGTTTAGAACGTTTTGCAAAACTATTCCGATAGGATTTATTTATTATTTTAAAAAAAGGAGACAATTATGTCATTAAAAAATCTTGATTTTACTTCTCCAAGTATGGAAGAAGCTCGTGCTCAACTATTTAATGCTCTTCGTACAGATGATGAAGTTGCTCAAAAAGAAGCAATGGATGTATTTGCTAAAGGACTTGAAAAATCAGTTAATGATCAAGTTAAAGCAGCTGCTCTTCAATACCAAGATGGTATTCAAGATGAAGCAATTTTAGCAGAGCGTGGTTTGCGACGTAAATTGACTAGTGGTGAACGTAAGTTCTTTGCGGAAGCTGTTGAAAAACAAACAATCAGTGGTTTATCTAAACAATTTCCAGAAACAATTATTGAGGACATCTATAATAATCTAGTTGAGACACACCCTCTCATTTCTTTGGTAGATGTTCAACATGGTACAGTTAAAACGAAATTTATCTATGGTGATGCGACTAAAAAACGTGCTTTTTGGGGCAAGATTCCAGCAGATATTAAACAAATCCTTCTAGATTCATTTAAAGAGTTAGATATTTCTGCTTCAAAACTTTCTGGATTTATTGCTTTACCAAAAGGTTATTTTGAACTAGGACCATCTTGGCTAGCTAATTACGTCGTAACATTTTTACAGGAAGTTATGGCAGCTGCTCTTGAAGAAGCGATTGTCAATGGTGATGGGCAAAGTAAACCGCTTGGTATGATGCGTAAACTTTCTGGTGATAGTGGAGGTGTTTATCCTGCGAAGGAAAAAGTAACAATGGTTGATTTGAAGCCTAAAACACTTGCAGGTATTCGAGCAGCTTTGGCAAAAGCTAAAACAGACAATGGTATTGTTTCTGCCCTAGCAAATCCGCTGACTTATTGGTCTAAACTATTTCCAGGTCTCGCTTATCAAACCCAGGCTGGTGTTTGGGTTACTACTCAGTTACCTACTGGTGAACAAATCATCACAACTCATGCAGTACCTGAAAATGATATGGTATTCGGTGTTCTGAAGAATTATTTATTAGTTGTTGCTGCTGATGTAGAAATCACAGAGTATAAGGAAACTCTTGCAATTGAAGATATGGATTTATATGTTGCTAAATTCTTTGGTAAAGGTATTCCTAAAAACGAGAATGCCTTTTTTGTTGCAGATGTTACAACGATTGAAGGTGCTACTGTTCCAGAGCTTGAAGAGAATCCAGCAATTAAACCAGAAGATACAATTAACCCAACTCCAGAACTTTAAGAAAGGAAAACCTTATGAGTAAAAATGTAACAGTAGAAGTTATTGAAGAATTTATCGGGAAAGTGGAGGAACATCATTACCATATCGGAGATACTTTTGAAACAACAGAAGAACGATCAAATCAACTTACTGGCAAAAATGACTACGGTCGTGCTTTTGTAAAAGTTATTAAAGTAGCTGAACAAATTGAAAATGTGACTGTACCACAAATCAAAGAAAAACTGGATAAAGCTGGCATTTCTTACGATAAAAAAGCGCCAAAAGATGAACTGTTGAAATTGCTCCAAGAAGTAGAAGGTTAATCTTTTTTAGGGAGGGTCTATGAGCGAAGTTGAAAAACTGTCTGAGCTTGACAGTATCAAAAAACACCTGAAAATAACTTGGAACTATGAAGATTCCGAGATTAAGGATATGATTGAGGATGGTAAAACTGTCATTAATAGTATCTGTGGTTCTTCAGATTTTTCTGTTGGTGGTGAAGCTTATACAGTCCTGAAAGCTTATTGTCGTTATGGTAGATCTGGAAGTACCGCAATGTTTGAAGAAAACTATAAGAGGCAGTTGCTTCGCTTACAGATTCAAAATGGGCTTAAAAAATTTAGAGGGGATGTGTAAGATGGATAAGAATGCAATCCGTCAAGAAAATCCTGAACTTAATGACGGTCTACTTGAATACGGGAAGATAAAAACACTAAGGGATGATGCTACTGCTAAAAAAACAGGTGAGGGATTCGAGAAAATCGGATCTCTCTATTTTAGTTATCAAACGATTAATGCCAGATTCGATAGTTACCATGTGTCAAGCCTTTCTACTGTTGATCTTAAAATTCGTTGCTTTTATGTGGTTGACTTCAAAGAAACAATGAAAATTAAGATTAATAATGATTTTTACGAAGTTGAAGGCTACGATACAGATAACAAAAAAGTGTATATGTATCTATTTCTAAGAAAGGTTGGTTATTTTGATGGTGGAAGTTATATCGAAACCACTTAACCTTGAAAAGATTGTCACAACTATCAAACAAACAGGAATTCCTTGTTTTGATATGAGTATTGGTAGGGATGAGGTTTATGAAAATAAAACCTTTTTCATTTATATAGATGACGGTGAATTAATGCCATCACTACATGCTAATCAGTATCACAAACGATTTACCCTCATGTTTATCACCAGAGAAAATAGTCTTTTTAATGAGTTAGAGTTGATTGAGAATCTCAAACTATGTAGATTAATCTTTGATAGCTCAGAAGTTGAAAATGGACAATTGGTTAATACAGAAGAAAAAGCTATTGTTAGGACATATTATTTTCATCAGCTTATTAAAATTGAAAGGTAAATTATTTTATGGCAAATAAAGCTACTTTAGACTTTTCAAGATCACAAAAATTAGCAGATGCCATGTCTAAAATTCCTGGAAAGTCAGAAGAAGTCATAAATAGAGTTCTTTTGGCAAAGGGAACAAAAGAAATTATTCAGGGAATTATTGGTTTTATGCCAGTAAGTAAACGCAATAAAAAACATGCTAAATTTTCTAATCCATTAAAAGAGCGGATGTTTAATTTAGGGTTTGATATTGTTGCTAAGGGTGGAGCCGCAAATAAAAAAGGTTCATACGGTTATTTGGTTTTTCCTAACGAAGGTCGAGGGAAACATAATCCAGTAGCCCAACAATTTTTTGAAAAAGGTCTTTCTGAACGGGAAGATATTGTCTTGGATTATGTTTTGGATGAACTGATCCAAGTTCAAGAAGAAATTTTAAATATATAAGGAGGTCATTATGACTTTTGATCCAACACAACAATTTGATGCTTATGAAATTACCAATGGTCAATTTCGTAAACGGACAAAAGGACAACTTGGTGAAGCAAAGAAGCTGGGTTGTACAGGTGAAATTAGTGTAGAAGCTGAAACACATAAAGTTACTAAAAAATGTGAAGGTAAAGTTGCCAGAGAGGTCACCATTATTGATAAGCTTAACATTACATTTAAAGGTCACATGCCCGTTGACATGCTACGTGAATCGTTTGGTCTGACAAATGCTGATTTAAAAGAAGGGATTTATGGGTATGGTCGTAAATCTATTGGTGCAGAAGGTAGCTTAACATTTGATGTTTTTGACCTTGGTAGGGAAGTGAAAAAATTGATTGCATTTCCTAATGTTGCATTTGTAGATGGCCTTAAGTTCGCTCTGTCAAATGGTGGTGAAGAAATTGCAGAGGTAGAAATGAATCTTAGTGGTATGTTTGATGAAAATGACTTCTGCTACTACGAAACATTTGAAGATGATTTAAAAGATGAATCTGTGAAGACAGGTTGGAGTAAAACTTTTGAACCTAAATTGGTTAAAAAAGTAGCAGAACTATAAGGAAATAGGAGAAATAAATCATGTTACAAGAACAACTAACTTTAATTAATGAGATTGAATTGACTAATGGGCAAACTGTGCCAATCAATACTCGTATTTCATTGCTAGACTTTCAACGTGCACAGCGTGAAGGTTTAATGAGTAAACACATGCTAAATGATATGATTGCTAGACGAAAAGGCAATTCTGCTTTTAATGCTAATGACTACTTAAATGCTTCATTTGTTGCTTATCGTTCTGCTGGAGGAGCAATGACCAAAGAAGAATTTCAAGCTGTCTGCCCATTTGATTTGGAGCTATTGGGCACAATTTTTGGACAAATCATGACTGGTGGAAAACCAGTAGAGAAAAGTAAATTCCAAGCTTCATTTGAAAAAGCTACAAAAAAGTAACTAATGGCTCTTCTGGAAAATCTAAAAAGACTCCAATGATTAACTGGAATGATGTTTCTTTAAATGATGTGATTTGCTACTACGCTTTTGTTTTTGACTTAGATATTAGTTTAGTTTTAGAGTTTTCTGTTCATGATCTTGATGAAATTGCTTTATGTAAATTAGCAATTGAAAACTGGAAAAAAAGTGAATAATGCAGTGCTGAGATTGCCATTCTAAGGTAATTTCAGCTTTTTTTATGACTAATTATAGGAGAAAGGAGGGAATATGGCAGGAAAATCTGAAGTAAAAGTAACTTATAAAGTTCTTAATTCTGAATTTAATAAAGGCATTTCAGAAATGAATGCTAAGGTAACAACACTAAATAAAGAATTCAGACTACAACAAGAGCAATTACGACTCACTGGAAGTGAAACTGATAAATTAGAGTCTAAGTTAAGTAAGTTATCCTCTGAATATGAAATTGCTCAACAAAAGACAAAATTGACTGAACAGGCTTTAAAAGAGGTCACTAGGTTAACTGGTGAAAATTCTAAAGAAACTCAGACATGGACTAATAAGCTTTTAGATGCAAAGAGAAATGAAGAGTATCTCAAGAATGCTATTGAACAGACAACTAATGCCCTTAACAAAGAAAAACAAGCAACTAGTGAAGCGGTTAGAGCATCAGAAGAACGTAAATCTAAATTAGCTGCTTTAAAAAATGAGCAAGAAAATTTAGCGCAATCAGCGGATAAGATAAAAGCTAAGTATGATTTAGAACGTGCTGCTCTTGGTGTTAATGCCTCAGAATCTGACAAGCTCAAAATTAAGAAACGTGAGCTTGCAGAGCAAATGGAAAACACTGGTAAGCAAGTCCAAAACTTAGAAAAACAACTTGAACTGGCAAAAGCTGAGTATGGTGAAAGCAGTCAAGAAGTTAATAAGCTTGAGACAGAATTATTACAGTCAAAGACCGCTTTTCAACAATATGCCAATGAAGCTAAGCTAGCTAGCGATAGTATTGGTCAGTTCGGAGAAAAAGCCAAGCAAATTGGTAGCAAGTTGACATCAGTTGGTAAGGGGTTAACTGCTGGTTTAACAGTACCAATTATTGCAGGTGCTGGTATTGCGGTAAAAGCAGCAAGTGATTTTGAATCTGCTTTTGCTGGTGTAATGAAAACCAATGACGAGGTTAGGAACGCTAATGGCAAAGTTGTTATTAGTTATGATGATCTAAGAAATGGTATTAGGAACATGGCCAAGGAAATACCAGCAAGCACAACAGAGATTTCAGCAGTTGCTGAAGCTGCTGGACAACTTGGTATCAAAACAGAAAATGTCCTTGGGTTCACCAGAACTATGATTGATCTGGGTCAATCAACAAACTTATCAGCTGAAGAAGCTGCTAATGCCATGGCTAGATTAGCAAACATCACTCAGATGCCACAGGATAAGTTTGACGAACTTGGTTCAACTATTGTGTCTCTTGGGAATAATTTTGCAACAACTGAGTCAGAAATCCTTGATATGGGGCTACGTTTAGCAGGTACTGGTCATTTAGTTGGTCTAAGTGAAGCTCAGATATTGGGCTTATCTGCTGCTATGTCATCAGTAGGGATTAATGCCGAGGCTGGTGGTTCGGCTATGAGTCGTGTTATGCAAAAAGTTAATACGGCCGTTCTTGAGGGCGGTGAATCTTTAACGAATTTTGCAAGTATAGCTGGGGCAAGTGCTGATGAGTTTGCAACCATGTGGAAAGAAAGACCACAAGATGCTATTGTTGCTTTGTTAAAAGGTTTAGGACGTATTAAAGATGAAGGCGGAAATGTTACTGGAACATTAAAAGATTTAGGAATTGAATCCACTCAAGAAATAGATGCCATGCAGCGCTTAGCTGGTGCAGGTGATTTAGTTAGTAAAGCCTTTGATAAATCTACGGAAGCTTTTAAAGCAAATACAGCACTTTCAGAAGAAGCTCAAAAAAGGTATGAGACATTTCAAAGTAAGTTACAGATTGTCAAAAATAAATTAACAGATATTGCTATTGAATTTGGTGGTCCATTAATGGATGCTCTATCAGGTGCGCTTGATGCCATGGAACCATTATTTGATTTTCTAAGTGATTTAGCAAAAGGTTTTGCCGACTTACCAAAACCAATGCAACAGACAATACTGATTATTACAGGAATCATTGCTGCTCTAGGTCCAATCTTAATTATCATTGGTCAAATAGCGACTGGGATTGGTGCGATAGCTAGTTTATTTGGCGCTGGCGGCGCTTTAGCTGCTGTTGGAACGTTTATCACAGGAACATTATTGCCAGCTCTTGGTAGTATTATAGCAGTGATTACTAGTTGGCCAGTGATTATAGGGGCTATATTAGCAACAATTGTCTATTATGTGGTAACCCATTGGAACCAGATAAAAACCTATTTATCTGACTTTTTTGCATGGCTCCATGAGCTTTTCGAACCAATAGGAGAGTGGTTTGGTGAAAAATGGCAGGCAGTCAAAGATAAGACGGTTGAAGTTTGGACAGGCTTAACAACGTGGCTGTCTGAAACGTGGAATTCTTTTGTTGAAACAGCTACTGAAGTTGGCGAAACTTTGAAAAATGTCTTTTTCTTTATGTGGGAAGCTGTTAAAGAAATTTTTAATATTGCATGGATTGCAATTTCAACTCCCCTTATTTTAGCTTGGAATGTCTTCTGGGCATTTACTCAAGGTTTCTGGTTAGGAATAGCCAATTTCTTTAGTCAGATATGGGATACTATTAAAAATGTCTTTAGTTCAGTTTGGAATGCAATTGTTAGTTTCCTAACACCAATTTGGCAAGGCATTTCAGCCACAGCTCAAACTATTTTTAATGCCGTTTCATTATTCTTTACAACAACTTGGAATACCATATCATCTGTTACTAAGTCAGTATGGGATTCAGTAACATCTTTCCTTTCTGGATTGTGGAATAGCATTCTAGCTACTGTCTCAAGTATCTGGACGACTATCACAACAACTATCTCTTCAGCATGGAATCAGATTAGTTCAACAACATCAACGATTTGGAATACGATCAAATCAACTGTTGGAAGTATTTGGAATGGGATTGTATCAACTATTTCAAGTGCCATTAATTCAATTACTAGCACTATTTCCAATGGGTTCAATCAGGCTAAGGGCGTAGCTAGTAGTATCTTTAATAGTATTAAAGACGCTATTTCAAATGCTATTAATGGGGCTAAAAATGCTGTTACAAATGCTATTAGTGCTATCAGAGGAGCATTCAACTTCCAATGGAGCCTACCTCATCTGGCCTTACCTCACTTATCAATTTCTGGGAAATTCAGTATAAATCCTCCAAGCGTTCCCCATTTTGGGATTTCTTGGTATAAAAATGGTGGCATCATGATGAATCCAACTGTTTTTGGTAGAAATGGTAATAATATTATGGTAGGCGGTGAAGCTGGTCCTGAAGCGGTTTTACCATTAACCACAAAAGTACTAGGAGACATTGGTGCTGGAATTGTTAAAGCTGCTAATATTACCAATAAGAATAGCTATGGTAATAATACTATCAACGTTTATGCTGATGTATCCAATGACTATGACTTAGAAAGAATGATTGAGAAAATTGATGAGGGTCTTGGCCATAGACATGCTATGGTGGCTCGTGGAATAGGGGGGATATGATGTTAGACGCAATAATTGATGATTTTAAATTAAGTGATTTTGGTATCAGCCTAGCTAAGAGGCCGGTTATTCCTATTGCAGAGCAGGAAGTCATTTACCATGAAGGAATTGATGAATTAGATGGAGCTTTGACTGAGTATGGATCTTTAAAAAATAGAACTTTTGATTTACTTTGTAACATGTTGGAAGATGTGCCGATTTTAGCTATCATCAGGCAATTTCGAGCTAAATTACTTAAAGACAAGGAATACACACTATCCTTATCAGATGATTTGGGATATTACTATCTTGTCAAACATTTTAAGCTAGGAAATATTGAAAGTGAAATCGCAGAACATGGTGAATTTAAAATTAGTGTAACTGCTGATCCATACGATTATAAAGTTGAGCCTATTGAAATAATAGGGATAAACAGCCTAACTGTTGAAAATAAGGGTACAGCATTAGCTTTACCAGTGATAAAAATAACAGGATTGGGTACAGTCTCTTTGAATGTTGGTAACTATTCACTTACTATTGATGATTTAAATGGCGAAGTTGTAATTGATAGTGAAAAACTTGATTACTATGATCCGGTTAGACCTAATGTGCGGATTATTAAATTGCATACAAAGGCATTTCCTAAATTAACCATCGGTAATAATCTTATTACAACAAAAGGAAATGTTACTAACTTATCTGTTAAATTTAGAGAGAGGTTTAGATGATATCAGTATTTCCTAGTACAGCTTATACAACTAAGGAATTGGCTGGTGTTGGGTATCCTATACTTGATTTGTGGTGTAAATCAGCGACATTGTATGCGACGATGAACGGAGAGCAATATATTAAACTGGTTATTCCACACCGAGCCAAGGGAGTTAAAATTAATTTGTTGCCTAAAGATCTGGATATTATAAAGATCCATGACATGAATGGCGATGAAGATTACTATCGTGTACGTCGACCTGTTGTCACGTTGAAGACAACGACTATATATGCCGAACATATCACATACGACTTAAACAACAATTTTATTGAAGATATTTACATTTACAACCGAGATGGTCAAGGAGCGATGGATAAAATCTCCAAGGGGACGCAATATGATCACCCTTTTATTTTGCGCTCAAATATTAAAAAATTGTCAAATATTCGTTTGGTAAGAGTAAATCCAATACAAGCTCTAATAGGCAGTGCGGATAATACTTTTTTAAAGAGATATGGTGGT